CAGCAACAATAAGTTGCCCACCATATGCGAATATTTCGTCGAATGCAAATGCCATGTTAGATACTCCTTGAGTCTGTTTCTGCTGGTTCTGGTAATTTATCTTTCGTCAATGCACGAGAGACTCCCTCAATTAAAGGTGATAACATTTGTAACCCAAGACTTCCTCTTAATGCCAACAAACCTGATGTCATAACCTTCAAAGATTGCTTTCCATCTATTGTAACATTTTTTGAGTCAAGTTTCAAGGTCTCATATGCATTTGCCCAAATCACACCTTGTGGAGAGTTACCATTTGCGATAAGTTCAATATCAAGAGCTTCTAATTTGATCTTACCCTTAGTTGCTTTAAGATGTATGTCACCATTCTTTGAAAGAATCATGACTCCTATTTGCTCCTGAGTTAAATCATCACCACTCTCAATAAAAGTTGAACCTGGTGAATTTAATAATGTAAATCCTGTTCTAGGCCCATCCTCATCAAATGACATAAAATGTCTTCCATCAAGTGCTTGAAGGTGAAGACTTGAAGTGACATCACCCTTTGGGCTTATTTTACCAAAGGTAATCGCACCATTCATGGCACTGATTACTTGGCCCCAAAAATTCTTTTTCTCAGACATTAGTATCCTCCTCCGTATCCACCGCCACCGCCACTAGGTGTGCTAGGTGTAGATGGTGCTGGTGTTGATGGTGTAGTTGGTGCAGGTGTAGATGGAGTTGTGTAACCACCTCCACTTGCAGGTGTTGTGCTTGGTGTGCTGGTCGCTGGTGTTGTGGATGGAGCACTCGTTGGTGTAGTGGAGTAACTTCCTCTTGATGGAGAACTTATGGCCTCTATAGTATCCTGTCTTGTTTCAGTCTCTGTTACTGGTTCTTCTGCTTCCACATCACCTGTAGTAACTGGTCTAACTGTATCAAGTCTCTTTTGAACACTGGCAAGTTGAGTATCATAAACCACGATATTAGTTCCAGATGTTTGTGCTGATGTTCCTGCATATCTGATACCATTTACATAGTATACATTTCCATAGTAAGGTTTACCATCAACATAACCATTTATATTTAACCCAACAAGATCATATACTTGAACTACGTCTGTTAACACTGGATCAACTGGTTGTGGATCACGAATAATATCAAAATTAGGAACAAAAGTAGCATTAACACCAGTTTCTGTATTCATTCTAATTTGTGGTAGTTCTGTAAATCTACCTCCTTTATCAACAGATACTGATTTTATCTTTCCGAAAGGATCACAATTATATGAGAGAACACTACCATTGCTTGGTATAATTTCTATCTTATCAACACCACAATTATGATTGAAGCCAGGATTTGTGACGGTTACACCCGTGAGTTCTAAAACAGCAGGATATTGAGGAACTGTTTGTGGTGGTGGAAGATATCCCTGACCACTATCTTTAATAATTACTCGAACAACAACACCAGTTAAATCACCAGTTCCTAAAATTGTCTGAAGAACAGCACCACTACCATTATTACATGGATCAATTACTTGAACTTGTGGTGGTATTTTATATCCAAAACCACCATTAACTAAATCAGCAGCGATTAAATTACCACTACCATCGACAACTGGATTTGCCTCTGCACCGATTCCACCACCTCCAAAAAATTTAAGTTTTGGTGGGCCGCAAGGTTGATCTCCAGTTAAACAAGGATCAGATCTCAGTAGATTTTTGGGAGTTAATCCGTTGACTTCATTAATAGTCAAAAATCTAATCTTTTCATCACCATCAATAAAAATAAATTCTGTATCTGGATTTAATTTTGCATACTCATTTGCATCAGCAATTGAAACACCTTTAACATATCCAGCAGTTTCGCTGATGTATCCTACTTTAATATTATCGAATGAAGTTTGTGTTACTGGCATTATTCTAAACTCTCTTTGATTGTATCAAATATAATTGAGTGAGGTGTCGTTGTATGTGCTACACCAACCATTTTAACTATTGATCCATCATCTCTCTTGTGAATATGGAAGTCACCATAATATGGTTGCCCGTTTACATATCCAACTAAATTAGTTAAATCTTTAGTTCTAAATTGTGGTTTAGCAAATGATTTCTTAATTTTAACACCTTCTTTACTAGAACTCAACTTTTCTACACTAGTTCCATAAGATTTTCTCTCTTTAACAGAATTTGAAGAATTTTTTGCAGACTCTGCAATAGATGAGGTGCTAGGATTACCAGATGATCCACCACCATTTTGCATTGTAAAAGTATCATTTGGAGAACACTCTGGATCAGGATCACAATCAAATATTTTAGTAATTGAATTTACAAATCCTAGTGCAGATGCAATATCAAAATTCATACCACCTAATGCACCTAATCCCAAACCACTAGGTATTGATCCACCAAGGGCAGCACCCTTACCAGCAATGGCATTTAAAATTCTTGGATTAGTTGCTGCTAAACTACCAGCAGCTGCGATTAAATTAGGAATATTACCAGACCTTATTGCTCCAAAAGCAAGACCAATTCCACCCAAAAGATTCTCATCAACACCTAATATATTTGAAGTTAATGCTAATCCTGCTGCTATACCATCTGGATTTGATTTATCATCAATTAATAATAGTGCATCCGCGATCAACTGTTGATTATCTGGTGTGTTTTGACCAGCAGAATCAATCAATGAAAGTAATCCACTACCCCAAGTGCCATCTGACCAATAACGATTTGCACCTCCAACAGTATTAGGATTTAATCCTGCTTTATCTGCCACAGTTTGAGTTATACTTAAAACTAAATCACCAGAAGATAGAGATGCTAAAACATTGTTTTCACTTATCGCATTATCAATCACTCCCTTGTTTTCTGATCCAGACTCAGTAGATGTTCCTCCTAAAGAATTTGATATTTCGTCGATCACAGGCCCAATCGCACTATCAAATCCTGACATGATTGTGTTGATATTTCCACCTAATATTTCACCAATAATTTCTTCAGTTTCGCAGAGTGGTGTGGGTCTATAAAATCCATCAGGAGTTGGAGGTGGAACATCATTAGAACCAGATGTATCTAAAGTAGGAACACTGGGTATCACTGCTGATGTGCTTACACCAACAACTCCTGCTTCAGATGTTGCTGCATTAGAAGCTGCTTCCTCTGCTTTCTTTTTCTTCCTATTAAAAGCTTTCTTTAACGCAGCAGCAATTAATCCTGCAAGTGCAAGACCTGCCATACCATTAAACATGCATGCGATTTTTTCTAATCCTTCTACTTTTTTATTCAACAACTCTAATGAGTGAGAAGGTGGTGCTAAATTTTCTAATGGTGCAAGTTTTTCATTAAACTCCTTAGTCACAAACTGTTGAAGTTTATTCATCGTGCCTTTCATATATTTTGCCATCTCTTCAGACGCTTTTTCTATAGCCTCATCTATGTCTTTATTGTTCTGCACGATTGGTAGACCTGCAGCGATATCAGCGTCTCTTAATGAGTTTTGAAATTCTTCTATCTTAGCAGTCAATGTTCCTATGACAGTCTGTATATTTTTTGTATCAGATTGTGTGTCTGGATTAGGGCAACCAAGTGCATGTTCTTCCTCTAAAACGGCATCTTTCTTTTCATCTGCAGTAGTCTTTAAATTATTTGCATCTGATGCTTCTTTCGTTACATTTTTCTTTGAAGGTGAACTATATGCTTCATTCCCTGCTTGCTTTGGTGCAAGATCTGCATCTTTAAGTTTCTTTTGTTCGTTAGGTTCTGGATCTAACATTTGAGCAAAGAAACTTACTGGAGTAAAGTTCTTTCCACCACTACCCTCAGTTCCCATTTTTCTCTCAAGTTTAGTCTTAGCATTGTTACCAAGACAACCCATGATAATAGGTGTCTGTTGATCTTTCCCATCAAGAAAAAAACCAAAAACAAAACTACCTTGTTTGATGGCAGGTGATTGGTATGAACCACCATGACCAGTTCCAGAAGTCACAGGATACATTACTTGAGCCCAAGGAAGTTGTTCTGCAGTTACATCTGATTCATCTTGATCATGATGACCTATAATTCTAACCTTATATCGATATCCCCATGCTGGCATATCCTCAACCTTTTCAAAATTAGTAGGGCTTTGATTTTCTCTCCATGTTGAATCGTCAGCAACTTGGCCTATAAACCAATAGAAACTGCCTCCTAAGAAACCAGGATTAAATAACGATGACGATTCCATATTTTTTAGTCGTCATACACCAGACACTCTGGTTCATCGGGATGTATATCGCAAAATACTTCTAAAACATTTGGATCATGATGATCTCCTGCTTTGATCTCATCTTTATGATGTTCAACATACTCTTCTAAATCATGCAACTCATCCTCAATATGATGACGCATGGGTTCGGAAGTTTTTGGATCTGCAAGAATTTCTTTATCTTTTGCAATGTGATCTTCTATGCTTTTCATAAGTTACCTATGTTGTTGTACTATGATTACCTTTTCTGCCAAATGAATCTCTTGCTAAATTTAATTTAGTATAAGTTCCACCAGCATCAATAAAGTGGCATAAATCGGCTATAATATATAGACCACCACTTTCCCTATTCACTGTATCATCTTTCTCTGCTGAAACGGTAAATATA